GCCAGCAGAGATGTTGGCCTGTTTTACATGGAGAACAAAATGCCAATGAAAAAAGGTTACTCAGACAAGACCATTTCCAAGAACATCAAAATGGAAATGAAAGCAGGCAAGCCCCAAAAGCAAGCCGTTGCAATGGCTCTAGGCATGGCAAGCAAGTCGGCAAAAGCCGCTGGCAAGCCAAGCAAAGCACCGATGAAGAAATGATTAAGTCAGCCGCAATCGTCAAGACCAAGACTCTTGCCCCGTGGAAAGAGTTGCGGTTACAAAAGCGCAAATTAAAAAAAGCGCAGGCCATAGAGCGTAAGGCAACAAAGCAAGTGCATCCATCGCCTATTGGTAAGCGGATTGCAATTACTGAGGTTGTTGAAGTGCTTGAGATTGAAGTTCCTGAGATCGAAACTACTGTTGAAGACAGCCCACCAACCCGTGATGAGATGTTGCAACAAGCTGAAGCGATTGGGATGAAGGTTGACAAACGCTGGTCAGATGCGACACTTCTGAAACACATTGAGGAGCTGGAATGGGCTACACAAAACGACAATTCGTAAGCGCTGCCTTTGAAGAAATTGGCCTTGCGTCTTACGTCTTTGATTTACAGCCCGAACAGCTTGAATCTGCCTTGCGTCGATTAGATGCAATGATGGCAGACTGGAACGCCAAGGGCATCCGCTTGGGTTACCCTTTACCATCCAGCCCACAAGATAGCAGTCTAGATGAAGAAACCCTCGTGCCTGATTCGGCTTATGAGGCAATTATTTGCAGTCTAGGCATCAGACTTGCGCCAAGTTTTGGCAAGACAGTGATGCTTGAGACCAAGACCACTGCCAAGCAAGGGTACGATATTTTGCTTCAAAGAGCCACATTCCCGCTTGAGAAACAACTCCCAGCCACGACCCCAGCTGGTGCTGGCAACAAGCCTTGGAGAGTCTACGATAATCCGTTTATCAGGCCACCAGCCAATCCAGTTAACGCTGGCCCTGATGGGCCTATCGAATATTACTAAGGACAATCATGCCAACGATCAATCAGTTGCCTGTACTCAGCACCGTTTCAAGCGGAGACCAGTTACCCGTTTATTCACCCAACAATGGTGATGCAAGACGCACATCAATCGGAAGTTTGCTGACATTTTTTCAGCAAAGTTTTGCATCGCCAACGCTGTCGGTGAATCTCTATGTGCCTGGCTCTGGGTTCAACATCACTGTTCCAACTCCTGTAAGCCAAGACCAATGGATGCTATTGCAACCCGCTGGAACGCTTGCAACTGGCACAATTACCTTGCCCTTGAATACTGGTGTGCCTGATGGCACTACGGTGCTGATTACGACCACGCAAGAGATTACCTCACTGACGATTGCTCTAAATGGTGCAACAGCTCTTTATGGTGGAGTTACATTTTTAGGCGCAGGAACTGCAACTGCAATTCGTTTCTATCAGCCTACAAACTCTTGGTATCAGATTAACGCTGATGCAGTTTATGGCACAAACGTGCAGGCTTTCTTGGCTGTACCATCAAGTGCCAATCTACGGGCGGCAATGACTGATGAAACTGGTACTGGTTCATTGGTATTTGCAACCACTCCCACATTAGTAACACCAATCATAGGTGCGGCAACAGGAACAAGTCTTAGCACAACAGGCAATCAGGTAATCACAAGCACTGGTAAGCATGGTTATGCTATAGGTTCAGGTGGAACTGTAACGCAACTCACCGACAAATCAACAGCGGTTACATTAAGCAAATCTACAGGTCAAATTACATTGGCTGGTGCGGCATTGGCTGCCTCTACAACTGTTAGTTTTACTTTAACTAATACAGTCATTGAAGCTGGCGATATTTTGATAATGAACCATATCAGTGGCGGCACAGCTGGTTCGTACTTATTAAATGCACAATCAGCCGCAGGGTCAGCAAGTATTAACGTGCGTAATATTTCTTTGGGTTCGTTATCTGAAGCGATTGTTATTGCGTTTGCAGTGATTAAAGCTGTGAGTGCATAATGGCAAGCAAGCCCAAGTCATCAGTCAATGCGGCTGGCAACTATACTAAGCCAACCATGCGAAAAGCCTTATTTGAAAAAATAAAGGCAGGGACAAAGGGCGGTGACCCAAACGAATGGTCAGCCCGAAAAGCCCAACTGTTGGCGGTAGAGTATAAGAAAAAGGGTGGTGGCTATAAATGAAAGCCACACAAAAAAGCCTCAAAGATTGGTCAAGTCAAAACTGGCGCACCAAGTCGGGAAAGCCATCGTCTGAAACAGGCGAAAGGTATCTGCCTGAAAAGGCAATTAAGGCACTGACAGCGGCTGAGTATGCGGCAACTACAAGGGCAAAGCGTGAGGCTACTAAGGCTGGAAAACAGTTTGCCAAGCAGCCTAAAAAGATTGCTGAAAAGATCAAGGGGTTCAGATGAAAAGCCCAGCCTATGCAAGAAAAGAAGGTCAGAATCCTAAAGGCGGATTGAACGCCAAGGGAAGGGCTGCGGCAAAGGCCGAGGGCATGAATCTGAAGCCTCCTGTCAAATCTGGTGATAATCCTAGAAGAGCATCATTCTTGGCTCGCATGGCTGGCAACGCTGGCCCTGAATACAAAGATGGTGAACCCACTCGATTACTGTTAAGTCTAAGGGCTTGGGGTGCATCATCAAAGGCAGATGCCAAAGCCAAGGCAAAACGCATCTCTGAACGTAATAAGGCCAAGTGATGCAAATCCCTATCCTGAACGGTATTTACACCGACAATACCCCTGAACTGCGTACATCGTACCCAGTGAATCTTGTACCTGTGCCAAAAACATCAGGCATCAGTAATGGGTTTTTACGATCAGGCGATGGGATTATGGCAAATGGCACAGGCCCTGGAGTTGACCGTGGTGGCATCAACTGGCAGGGCAATTTGTATCGGGTGATGGGCACGAAATTGGTTGAGATAAATAGCACAGGCACAGTGACTACATTGGGCGATGTAGGTGGGCCAACAAGTCAACTTGTGACCTTTGATTACAGTTTTGATTTATTAGCAATAGCATCTGGTGGGAGGCTGTATTACTGGAACGGCACAACGCTAACCCAAGTGACCGACCCTGACCTTGGCATAGTTCTTGACTTTTGCTGGGTAGATGGTTACTTTATGACCACAGACGGGGAGTTCTTAATTGTCACCGAGTTGACTAATCCATTGCTTGTGAATCCGTTGAAGTACGGTAGTTCAGAGGTTGACCCTGACCCTATAGTTGCTCTTTTGAAACTACGTAACGAGGTCTATGCGCTGAATCGCAACACGATTGAGGTATTCGATAACGTAGGCGGGGCGTTGTTCCCGTTTGCTAGGATTGATGGCGCACAGATTCAAAAGGGTGTAGTTGGCACACAGGCTTGTTGCGTATTTATTGAGCGCATTGCTTTTTTAGGTAGTGGGCGAAATGAAGCCCCAAGCATTTACATAGGTGCATCCGCAACAACACAAAAAGTCAGCACGCAAGAAATTGACAATATCTTGTTGGAATACACTGAAGATCAGTTGGCTTTGGTCAAACTAGAAGCCAGAAACGACAAAAACCATCAGCATCTTTATGTGCATTTGCCTGACCAGACCCTAGTCTATGATGCCGCCGCATCGGAGGCTTTGCAAACACCTGTCTGGTTTATTTTGGTCAGCACCTTAAATGGTCTTGCTCAATATCGCGCAAGAAACATGGTATGGGTTTATGACAAATGGATGGTAGGTGACCCGCAGTCTAGCAATATTGGTTATCTTGTGCAGGATACAGGCCACCACTGGGGTCAGCAAGTCTACTGGCAGTTTGGCACGCTTATTGTCTACAACGAAAGCAATGGGGCAATATTTAACGAGTTGGAATTGGTCAGTCTGACGGGTAGCATTGCACTTGGCAAGAATCCACAAATCAGCACCAGTTATTCATTAGATGGCAAGGCATACAGTCAAGAAAAGTTTATTTCAGTCGGCACGATTGGCAACTTCAAGAGGCGTCTTGCATGGTTTAAGCAGGGACACATGAGGAACTGGCGCATCCAGCGTTTCAGTGGAGACAGTGATGCTCATGTTTCATTTATTCGACTTGAAGCTCAAATTGAGTCATTGGCGTACTGATGGCAACCGCACCCATTTCCCGCAGACTTAATCTGACACGAGATCAGCTTGCGCTTTTTCTTGAAGATCAGCAACAGATTAGACAGTTTGAATTATTGTTTTCGACATTAGATGGGATTGCCAATCAGAATGTTAATGCAGGAGAGGTCTACGCAGGACCAGCAAGTGGAACAGCAACTCCACCTACGTTTAGAGCACTTGTACAATCCGATATACCATCGCAAGCACTCACCAGAACCAACGACACAAATGTGACGCTTACGCTTGGTGGAAACCCAACCAACGCACTGCTTGCGGCAGTATCACTTACACTTGCATGGGCTGGTCAACTTTCCGTTGCTCGTGGTGGAACTGGACAAAGTTCATTCACCAATGGTCAGTTATTGATTGGCAACAGTACTGGAAACACCCTTACAAAAGCCACTCTCACGCAAGGAGCAAACATTACCATCACCAACTCGGCCGGAGCAATTACCATTGCAGTAAGCGGGCTTGGTTCAATGGCATTTCAAAATACAGGTGCATCTGGCTCATTCACAACAGTTGATTTAAAAACTGTTACCGTAGTCAATGGCATCATTACCACCATTATTTAAGGAGCACAGCATGAAAGAATTTATGATGATTCCCCGAGGCTTTACTGGCCTACCAATGGATGAAGGGTTCTTGACCACAGCAGAGAATAAAAAGAACTATGCCGTTGCGGTCGCTGACTGGAATTATGGCCCTGAAATGCCCACCAATGAGGCTGGCGCAAATAAGGAATTCTACGCAGGGCTTGCAGAAGCAATGCAATGCGATGAAAAAGACGCAAGACGCAAACATTGCTCCAACTGTGATTATTACGATAACTCATTTATGACTCAAGTCAGAATTGAACGCATCCCAATGGCGGCTTATGACAAGGGCGCAGGTTTTAGGGGTCACTGCGAAAAGCTGAACTTTATTTGTAACGATATGCGGGTTTGTCAGGCTTGGGAAGATGAAGAAGAAGAAGATTGACCTTTTCTAAATTTGTGCGAAAATCAAGCCGCTGAGTTCTGGCATCCAGCGGCCTACCCTAATTAGGAGTTTTGGATGACCGATGGACTGAGAGAGAATCTGACAAAGGTTTTTATGCTACCTACGCCAGCCGTAGAGTGGCTGCTCATGGTCTTTGACGCAATCCAAGTCTTTGATGATGTTGCAGATGGCGACCAAGTAGCACGAGAAGACCTCAATGCGACCATTTGGAACACATTGGTAGGTATCCACCAGAACACATTTTTTATTGGCAATAGCGTGCATTTAACGCCCTTGCTGGCGACAATGATTCTCAAGTGGCAAGCCTCGGACACGGCGGAGCGCAATAAACAAGCAGATGCAAAGTCGTTCGTTTGGCGTGCTGGGTATTACGACTTGATTTTGATGACGGTTTCGCTAGTACATGGGGCTGGATACGCCACAAAGTATGGTCATCATGTGATGGCTTTATATGGCGAAACTTTTGAAGATTACATGAAGGAGTTTGGCAATGCCTGATCCAATAACAGCTCTAGTCGTTGGTGGAAGCCAACTTATCGGAAGTTCAATGCAAGCCAGTGCCGCTGGCGATGCCGCAGGCATCCAAGCTGGTGCAGCCCAACAAGGCATTGAAGAACAACGCAGGCAATTTGACGCACTTCAAACTTTACTTAAACCTTATACAGAGGCGGGTCTGCCCGCATTGGAACAGCAACAGGCTTTCTTGGGTCTCAAAGGGCCAGAGGCAGAACGTGCAGCCATTGAACGTATTAGTGGTGGTGAGCGCTTTCAAGAGTTAACCAGACAGGGCGAAGAGGCATTACTGCAAAGAGCATCAGCCACTGGTGGTCTTCGTGGGGGCAATATTCAAGCAGCATTAGGTCAGTTCCGTCCGCAAGTTCTTAATCAACTGATTGAAGAACAGTATGGTCGTTTGGGCGGCATGACCACTTTAGGCCAACGCTCTGCGGCTGGTGTGGGTGCTGCTGGTATGGAGACTGGTGTTAACGTAGCCAATCTACTGTCCCAGCAAGGCGCAGCAAGAGCTGGTGGCGAACTTGGTGAGGCTAAGGCTTATGGTTCACTCTTCAATCTGCCTGCTCAAATGTTGGGTTTCCAGTATGGCGCAAGCGGTAAGGCTGGCGTAGGCTTTGGGTTCTAAAGGAAAACAACATGGCAACCATCAATCCATTTCAAGGCCCAATCAACTATGCAGTTGATGTGCAAAGCCCATTCGAGGCGGCACTCGGTGGTTTTAAACTTGGTGCTGGCGTAGCAGAAGTTGAAGCGGCAAAAGCTGTAAGAGATCGGGCACAAAAGGCTCAAACTGACTTAACAGCATTATTTGCAAATCCTAATGCAACAAGTGCAGATTACTTTCGCGTATCTGCTTTTTTACCAAAAGACCAAGCGGCAATCGTAACGCAGGGTTTTGAGGCGCAGACTAAAGAACAACAACAAAATACCTTAAAACAAGGCACGCAAGTTTATACAGCTATCAAATCTGGAAATTTACCAGTTGCTGAAATGCAACTTAAAGAGCAGGCCATAGCACTTAGAAATTCTGGAAGAGAAAAAGAAGCACAAGGTTTTGACGATCTTTCAAATCTTATCAGAATCAACCCAACAGGAGCACAGACAACGATTGCGTTGACGATTGCTGGATTGCCTGGAGGTAAAGATTTTCTCGAAAGCGCAGACAAGGCACTGTCAACGCAGAGGGCTGAATCTCTCCAGCCAAGCGCATTAAAAGAAGCCGTAGCTAAAGCAGATAAAGCGGTTTCTGATGCAACAGTAGCAAAAGAAACAGCAACAAATGCACCAGCTATGCAAAAAGCTGAAGCAGATTTAAAAGTTGCAGAAGCTGCAAAAGCTAAAGTCGATGCTCAGTATGCAGAGCAAGTCACTAAGTTAAGCATCCGCAAAACTGAAGAAGACATTATCATCAATAAAGAGAATGCTCGTATTGCAGCATTAAATGCAGCGATATCAAGAGAGACAAACGTAATCAGACAGGGAGAATTACGACAAAAAATTGATGATGCAAAAGAAAAACGTGATGCGGCTGATAGAGAGCAACAAGCAACGCTTGCCAATCAATCAGCAGATATTGACAACTTCATCAATACTGCCACAAGAATTAAGCAGACACCAAAAGATATTATCAATGCCGCCACTGGGCCAATAGCATCAAGATTGCCAACAACCAATCAAGGCGTTGCAGATTTTGAAGCATTGGTCGAAACCCTTGGTTCACAGGCATTTCTTGCGCAGATTCCAAAGATTAAAGGAACTGGTAGTTTGACTGAAAAAGAGGGTGACAAACTTCAAGCATCTTTGCAAAATTTATCTTTAAAACAATCACCAGAACGGCTTATTGAAAATGTGAATGAAGCAGTGCGATTATTGGAAAAAGCTAGAGCTAATATTTCGATCCGTACAGGTTTGCCAGCACTTCCAAGTGATGTACCAGCAAAAGAATTGAATGTAACAGTAGGTGGCACTACTTACAATTTCCCAACAAAGGCGGCTGCTGATGCTTTTAAAAATTCTGATGCTTACCGAAGAGCCGCAGGGACTAGATAATGGCAACAGAACTTGAAGCACTAGCACAGCAATTGGGCGGCAGAGTACAGTCTGCTGAACCTGTACGCATAGAAATAGCGGGTGGTGTACCAATCTTTGCTGAAAGCGCAAATGCAAGTACCATCACACCCCCATCAGGTTTTCAATTACTGTCGGCAAAACTTGCAGATACAAAGCCCACAGGTTCTTACTTTGACGAATCATTGAATGCTTGGTTGACTCCAACAGGTCAAGCAGCAGAACCCGCCAAAA